AGATCCACAGATAAGAATGGCTGAACTACAAACTAAGGTTGATATTAACGAAGCACAGCTTGATCTGAGACGTGAGCTATCAGCCTCATCTAACACCCTTAAAGAAAACCAATCGCAGACTTCGGCGGCAACTAAGCTAGCGACGACTGCTTTTCAACACAGCAACAAACAACCCAACAGGAACGATAGGAGTTCTTAAATGAGTGAGCAAGAAGAAGTAGTAAAAAACGATATAGAGTACAACGTAATGCCTGGGGCTGATATTCCAGACGCAGATAATAACGAGCTACTAGATCTTAGTTTTGCTGAAGTAGCAGAAGTCGAAGAGCCAGAGGAAGAAATTGTTTCTCAAGATGAACAAAGTACAGAAGAGGGAACAGAATCGGAAGAAGAGACCGAAGAGGTGGTTGAAGAAGAGCCAGAGGAAGAGGCTGTAGCTGAAGTAGAAGAAGCTCCTGTAAAAGCACCTAAGAAACCAATGGTTCCGAAGGCACGACTTGACGAAGTGCTTGCTAAACAGAAGGCATTACAAAAACAACTGGATGAATTGAATGCTTCAACTGAAAAATCGGCAGAAGCCCCAGAAGAGTATGACTTTGATGCGAAAGAGCTCCTCTATCAGAACATGGTACTGGACGGCGAAACAGAAAAAGCAGTTGGCCTTAGACGAGAAATCAGAAAAGCCGAAAGAGCCACGCTAGAGTTTGAAATGCGTGCAGAAATGAACCAGACGGTGAACCAAGACCGCCAAATGACTGCTTTGCAGCAAGCCGCGAACGCGATGGAAGAGGCATACCCTGTATTCAGCCGAGATAGCGCGGAATATAACGAGGATATGACCAATGAAGTCGTCGAACTACGAGATGCTTTTATATTAAAGGGCTACGAAGCAGTTGATGCGCTATCAAAAGCCGTCAGATATGTTGTAAAGGACAACGACCTAGACCAAGCGCAAGAAAGTGCGCCAAGTCTAGCTGGGAAGGCGCAGAAAAGTGACGAATTAGCCAATAAACGAGCGCAAATTTCTAAAAAACTCAAGGCCGCAGAGGCACAACCGCCAGAATTACCAGGTGAAAGCTCTGCGACGCACGGTGAGAAAGGACTAGACCTAACAACCATGACTGAAGAAGAGTTTGCTGCGCTCCCTGAAGCAACTTTAAAGCGCCTACGCGGTGATATTTTATAACGAGGTAATTATGGCAGCTGAAAGAGACCCAAGACTAGCCCGAGCAGGAGTATCGGGCTTTAACAAACCAAAAGGTACACCTAGTCACCCGACGAAGTCGCATATTGTTGTGGCTAAGAGCGGGGCGCAGATAAAAACCATCCGGTTTGGAGAGCAAGGCGCGTCAACTGCTGGAGCACCAAAGGCGGGCGAGTCTGAAAAGATGAAAAAGAAGCGCGCTAGCTTCAAAGCACGGCACGGCAAGAACATTGCTAGAGGGGTAATGTCAGCCGCGTACTGGGCCGATAAGGTTAAGTGGTGATTGATGAAGACTCGCATTCACGTTAATCAGCACAACATACGCGCTAATAACAAGGGTGCAGCCGAGCCGGTGTTAACGGTTAAAGACTATAAACAGAACCGTAAAGTTAATAGGGCAGAAATAGTTTCCGCTGATGGCGAGGTAGTAGCTACTGTTGTGTACAGTCCAGATAAGCCACTGTCATGTGGAGCCAAAGTCTGGATCGAAACTGATCTTGAGGTAACTGTATAATACATACTTAGGTGTTGCATAATAATAATACCTGTACTAATATAACAATACGTTTATCACTACGACATGTGATCGCCCCGTAGGCGTTAAAACCGTACCCCTCGCCTGTACTAGGCGTAAAACCTTCCGAGGCCGCCCCTCGTTAATCAACGCTAAACGTTCTTCTACACGATAGTAGAAAACGGATTAGCCGCTCCTGAAAAGTCGGCTGCTTATATTAGTGGCACTAATGTCGCTGATAAATTATCTCACTTTATTAGGAGCCTATCATGGCCTTAACAAATTTCGGTACGCTTACGGGCGACCAACTCCAAACTTGGAGCCGCGACTTCTGGAAAGTAGCTCGCAACCAATCCTTCATCAACCAGTTCGCTGGTTCTGGTTCAAACGCAATGGTACAGCGCGTAACTGAACTGACTAAGAATAACAAAGGCACGAAAGCTAACATCACTTTGCTAGCTGACATGACCGGCGACGGTATCACTGGTGATTTTACTCTGGAAGGCAACGAAGAAGCCCTCCGCGCGTATGACATTAGCATCGAGCTAGACCAGTTACGTTTCGCTAACCGCATCGCTGGCCGTATGACCGACCAGAAGACTGTTGTTAACTTCCGTGAGCAGTCTCGCGACGCACTTGCTTATGCAATGGCTGACCGTTGTGACCAGTTAGCGTTCTTGACACTCTCTGGCGTTGCTTACACTTTTAAGAACAACGGTGCATTGCGCACAGTAGTTGGCGGCGCTGTAAATGGCCAAGAGCTTGTTGATCTTGAGTTTGCTTCTGACGTATCCGCGCCTACTGCTGCTCGTCACCGTCGCTGGGATGCTACTGGTGGTCTTGTAGCAGGCGCTACTAACGCAGTTGTCGCAGCTGACAAGATTAGCTATGAGTGTATTGTTAACCTGAAAGCCTACGCCAAAGACCAGTACATTCGTGGTATTCGCGGTGCAGGTAACCAGGAAACTTTCCACATGTTCGTTACTCCGCAGCAGATGGCTGACCTAAAACTCGACGCAAGCTTCTTAGCTAACGTTCGTAACGCTGGTGTACGTGGTACTACAAACAGCTTGTTCAGTGGTTCTTCTAGCCTAATGGTTGACGGCGTTATGATCCACGAGTTCCGTCATGTGTTCAACACGTCTGGCGCTACTTCTGGTGTTAGCGGCAACGCTGGAGCAGCTGGATATAAGTGGGGTGCTAATGCAGATGTAAACGGCGCGCGCGCTTTGTTCTGTGGAGCTCAGGCTCTGGCGATGGCTGACATTGGCCTGCCTGAAATGGTTGAAGATACTTTCGACTATGGCAACCAGTCTGGTATCTCTGTAGGCAAGATCTTCGGATTCCGCAAGCCCAAGTACAACAGTGATATCACTGGTAATGTACAGGACTTCGGTGTTATCTGCTTAGACACTGCACAGTAAGTAAGACTACACCCTCTCCTCCTTCGGGGGGAGAGGTTTCTTTTATATAGGAACTAATCATGAAGATTGTAAGTGAAAATGAATTACGCGTTACCACAATGGCTGGAGCAGCTATCGTATTCCAAGCGGGCGAGCCAATAACAGTTGCAGACGAGATTGGCTTATTAGCGATACAGATGGGCGCAAAAGAATATAACAAAAAGTATGTTGAAGAAGCGAACGCTGAAGAAGCAGTTTTCGATGAAGTATTAGAAGTTAAAACTATTGATGCGAACCTTGTGACCATTCTTGAAAAAATGATGGACGAAGGTGAGCCAAAGAATTTTAAAGCTGATGGTTACCCAAAAGCCGCAGCAGTAAATAAAGAAATGGGTGTCACAGTCGACACTGATGAACGCGAAGCAGCTTGGGAATCCATCCTTAACTCGTAGGTATAGATAATGTCTGTAACGGTACAAAGTGTAATTGATAGAGTGCAAACAGTTTTGCAAGACACTACTGGTGTGCGCTGGCCGGTAGTCGGCGAGCTTGTCTTATGGGTAAATGACGCTCAACGCGAAATAGCCCTGCTGAAACCAGATTCAAGCGCCACTAACACTACTATTACCTTAGCTACTGGGACGAAGCAGGACATCCCTGCCGCAGGAAATCGGTTATTAAAAGTTGTCAGAAATATGTCGGCGGCCAGTGGTGGAACGGGTAAACGCGCTGTAAGACTTGTTGACCGAGAAGTACTCGATGGACAGACTCCAGATTGGCATGACCCGACTGTTTCAGGTGATGCCGCGCACACTACTGTTGTTAAGCACTATACATACGATGAATCAAATCCTCGTAATTTTTATGTATATCCTGGCGTTGCTGGCAATGCGTACTTAGAGATTATTTTCTCTTCCAACCCAACAAGTGTCGCACAAAACGGCTCCCTATCTATCCCTGATATTTTTGCTAACGCAATTTTAAACTACGTTCTATACATGGCTTATATGAAAGACGCCGAGTATGCAGGGAACGCCCAACGGGCCGGTAGCCACTTTCAACTATTTACCACTTCCGTAACTGGAAAAGGGCAGATAGACGCAATCACAAATCCTAATATAGAACGTCGAGCGCAAGTAGGAGCATAACGAATGGCGATTTCTTATGAAGCGCTACTCCCTGACATACTCCCGATGGTTTCTGGCTGTTCGGATACGCTGATCACAAACAGTATTAGGTCAGCAGTAGTAGAGCTGTGTGAAAGGGCAGGCGTGTATCAAACTGAGCTAGACCCTGTAACAACTGTATCTAAGCTCTACGAGTATGACCTAGAACCACCAACGGGTACGTCGGTTCAGAAGATATTGTGGGTGACTCATTCAGGCAAAGATTTAGAACCCACTACAAGCGCATTACTCGAACAACGTCTACCCAAGTGGCGCGAAAATACGGGTGTGCCATTATATTTTATCCAGCAAAGCCCAAGCCTATTTTGGTTAGTACCTACCCCATCAGGAACTATTGTTAGCAGCACTATAGTTCGAGCAGTTTTGAAGCCTACTCATACGAGCAGTGCGTGCGATGACGGCATTATGAATGACTACCGTGACACTATTATAAATGGTGCATTATTTCGCCTTCTAAGAATACCAAACAAAGACTGGACTGATTTGCAGGGCGCACAAATTTACGGATCTCTATTCCAAGAAGGGGTAGTTGACGCGGAGCGTAGAGCACGTAGCGCAGATACCGGAGTACGAAGGAGTGTTAGATATGGTGGATTTAGCCGAGCATTTAAGACCAGGCGTCGATACGGTAACGGAGGGTAGTGACCCTGTAGTTGCAGACATTAGCTGCAATTTTCATTGGGTTAGACCTGCGGTGCAGGAGATCCTAGACGCGAATCCTCAGCTGACATACGCAACCGGCGATATACACGCCGCGTGTGAGCAAGGGGTAGCAACTTTATGGACTACGTCAGAAGGTTTCGTAGTAACAACGGGCGAAACAGATTTGTTTACCGGCGAGCGAACAATGCTTATTTGGCTAGCGTGGGCAAAGGAGCGCGGAACGAATCTTGTAGATAAACACCAAGATTTTTTTATAGCACAAGCCAAAGGCGGTGGGTTTGTGAAGCTAGAAACACGGTCTGCTGTACCTGAGCTTAGAGAGTATTTTTTAGAGCAAGGCTGGCAGATAGACACAATAGTTTATACGAGAGACGTGTAATGGGTAGTAAACCAAAGAAGAGTGAGTACAAACCCTCAGCGGCCGAAAAGGCGTCTGCGTCTGTGGCCAAGGCAGAGAACGATTACTTTAAACGGACCTACGATCCACTATTGCAGAAGATGCGCGACGAATCACTTGATGATCGAGTAGATGAAACTCTTCGGGGGCGTGCTAACGCAGACACATTGCAAGGGCTTGCTGGAAAGGCTAGCTACGACAGGGCGTCATCAGGCGCAGGTGGCGGAGACTTGGCTCAAGCATACCAAGCTCAACTTGCCCAGGCCGACGAAGCTGCATCTGATATAAGAAACAAAAAACAGCTCAATGTTTTAGGAATCGCGAGGGACCAAGCAGCAGATAGCCAGTCGGGCATGGCGGCCGCAGCAAATATGGGTGCATCGGAAGTGCTCACTAAGGCTGCGGCAAAACAAAAAGTACGAGAGGCGAAGACGGGCGCACTAGGACAAATGTCTACGGCTTTGATTATGCAGGGTGCTAAGAATATGAAGTCCAAAGGTAACAAGGACAAGCTGGATTCAAAAGGTAATACTTACATTGATAAGGCTACTGGCAAAAACGCGACTGAGGAAGTGTCAGGAGGTTTCTTCAGCCCTGTCGATAAATCGGGTAACAGCATTACTGGGTTCAAGGATCGATTGAGATCTACTAACTCGTTTGGGTACGACAACAACCCGTTTGGGAATTAATTATGAGTTTATATG